TCCAGCTCACCTCGTAATGAGGCGTTGCCGCCGTCGTCACCGTGATTGAAATATCCCCGCTAACGTTTTCGCACAGGATGGATGCCGTGTGTCTGTCTGCGCTGATGGTCACCACCGGCTGTTCCCCGGATGTACTGACCGAAATATCCTCCAGATCAAGCCCATCCGGCGCAGTCAGGATATTCATGTACCGCGCTCCATTTTGAATTTTGTTATAGCGGTTCGTAACCGAGCATCCTGCAAAATCCGCCGAAATATCCCAGAACCCCCTGTCTCTGCGCACCACAATCGTTTTTTCAGCGGTCAGGGGGCCGCATTCTGCCCGGATCACCACAGTTCCATTTTTAATTCCCCGCACAAGGCCATCCGCTGTCACCTCCACGATCCCTTCCGGTCTCGTAACAATGTTCACCTGCCGGTAAAAGGTGTTGGCCGGTTTCGCTTCCAACCGGATGTCCGCTTCCATGCCCTGGGTCATTTCGTCCGGGCAGTCTGCAAATCGTATGTATTCCAGCGGCAGGGGAAGCATTGTCGGGGGCAGATCATATTTCAGGTTGATCTTCGAGTGTCCCTTGTCGCTGGTCCACTTGTCTACATATAATAGACCCTCATAGTAATGTGCAGGGTTATCCTCCAGCGCAAGCTGCACCCTTTTTCCCTGTAAGGTCTCGCAGATGGTCACATACGCTGTTTCCCAGTCCCAGTAGTCGTTTTCCACATAGAACTCGATGCTTCCGGTGCGGTCGTCAAAGACCGGTCTGCCGGAAAGGGTCTGGCTGTAGTCCAGCACGCCGCTGCGGCCTCCTACGGTCACAAACTTCGTGCGTTCCATCGCCGCCGCGATCACCGGCCGACTGGATGGGATCAGATGCCAGTCTAACCATGTGTTGATGTATTTTCCGTCTACGCGGATGATGATCGAATGGTACATACTTATCCTCCGCTCTTCACGTACCGGATCGTGGTCTGGATGGCGTTCCATGCCTTGCCTGCGGTTCCGTAATTGTTTGCCTGCATCGTAGAAAGCGCATCCGTGCTGTCACCAAAGGTAAAGCTCTTCTCGTCTGGCGCATCCAGCGGGATGGTCAGCTTTGTACACAGCACCCAGTCATCCAGCCCGTGCGGCTTTGAGACCACGTGTGTGTTCTTCAAAAACTCCAGTCTGTCCACGTTCACACCGGTGTCCGCAAGGTCTGCGGCCTCTATGGTGATGCCGCTGGACAGGCCAGATTTGTATTCAGCCAGCTTTTCCTTCGCCACTTTGCGCAGGGATGCTTCATTGGAGCTTGTCCCGTCCACGGTTATGGTACGCTGTACAATCCCGTAGGCAGCAATGGACTCCTCGTTGCGCTCCTCCACCTCCAGCGCCTTTGTGCTGCTGAATATCCAGAAGCCGCTGGTCTCGTATCCCAACACCTTCACGGAGTTCACGATCGTGTTCACCTTCAGGTAGTAGGAAAGGTCCAGCATGTTCACGCCAAACTCTATGGTCTGTCCCGTCCGGTCGGGGATCTCCCGCATATAGTCCAGATATCTGGTATAAATGCGTTTGCCCCCTTCCATTTTGATTTCTTTGCGCAGCCGCAGATATCCGCCGTAGTTGCCCACAAGGCCTCCGTTCAGCACATCCCATGCGCTCTGGATATCCTTGGAGAACTTCTTATCCTTCTCACTCTCCGGTCGTTCCACCGTGATCGTTCCGGGCAAAAAGGTCTTTCCTTCTTTTTTAAAGTCCTCCGGTGTCTCCATCGCCAGCTTTGCAAGTTCTTCTGCCGTGTAGGCTTTTTCCTCCACCGTAACATCTCTGTCCTGTAAATATCCAAGTTCGCCTTCACAGTACACCTCGATACTCAGATCAAAGCCCGGCGTCAGTTCCTTTACATATCCGCAGAATATCTCTGTTCCGTCCTCTTCCACGCTCACCACAGTCTTCTTCGGCCCGATCAGACTATGACAGGGGTTATCCGCAGGCAGCGTAAAGCTCAGCGAGCCGAAGTCATTCTTCTCCAGCGTCAGTTCTGGGTCCAATACAATGGGTGCGTCCGGGTCGTGGCTGTTGTGCAGCAGGTTCCGTTCGCTCCAGTAATAGCTTTCGCCGTCGTCCGTGCCTGTGATCTTTCCCATGTACAGCACATAGCCCAGGTTCGTGCTCTTGCGGAACTTGACGCTTTGCTCGTTCACCATTCCGCTACTGCTTGCTATAACGGTCAGCACATGGTCCTGTGCCTCTTGCAAAGCATCAAAATGTTTCTTGTCCACCGTTGCCCAGCACAGCTCTCCGTAACCCGGGCTTCCCCAGCCCAGATACTCTCCGTTCAGCCGCGTTACAACGGTTACGGGTTCCCGGCTTGCATTCTTCACCCGGTAGGGCACTGCAAAAGCACCGCGCTTTGTCAGCAGCACCTCGCTGCCAAACCAGTCACTTTCGATCTCCGGCGGTATGGCCGTCTCCAGCATCCCGTCCTCAAGGATCACAGTCACATCCGCTTTTACCGCAAAACAGGGCTGTACATATTTTGAGTAATAGCATTCCGTACTACTATACTGGAGGCCGGTTTTTCTGCTCTCATACCAGTAGTATCCCCTTCGGCATTCATATTTTTCTCCCGCACCGTCTACGTATTCACCGCCGTTTGTAGAATTTCGTCCCCAGCTATAGCGTTCGCCGTTTTTCTCCCGCAGCAGCTTTATAACGTTGCCGGGCAGTACTTCCAGCCCTTCTTTATCAAGAACTTCTCCAGTATTCAACACGAAATAGCAGTCGGATGTGTTCTCGTTTGGCAGAGTGATCTTTGCCGCCAATGCTTTTTCTGCAGGTTCCAGAATATCCGGGTACTCCTCATTCAGCCATTTCCGCAGGCTGCATCCGTCCCATGTCGTGTAGGGCGAATTCGTAGAGCTGTCCCATGCTCTGGTCTCTGCCATGGGCTCAAGCCGCACCAGCAGGGTGTAGCCTGAGCCATTTTGATTTGCGGCGTAGTTGTGCATGGCCACAACATACTCTACCTTTGTATAATTTTCCCAGCGCCAGACGATGGTACCCTCTGCCGCCTTTGCCATGCTTTGCTTCATACCATCACCTCATTCTTCGTGCGGAGCGTTCACCCAGTTTTGTGTCGATGTAGCCAATGGCCTTGTTGCCGTCCACCACCATCTTCATGCCGCGAATGCTTTCGCCTACGCTGTCCATCCGGTCGCCCAGTGCATTCACCGCGTTCAGCAGTTCTGTGCCGCTGCGCTCTTTCGCTCCATTTTGAATTTCGGTCTGCGCGTCCACCTGTGCCGCCAGCTTCCGGCTCATGTCCCCGGTCATGTCATAGGTGCCAAACACCTCGTCCATGGCCTGTGCACTACTTTCCATGTCACTCAGATCAACGATCGGCGTAATGCTGGGCGTCAGGTCGAATGCATCGTCTGCCGTCTTGTGCAGATCAAAGATTGCGCTTGCCATGGTGTCGGTGGCATCATCGGTCATGTCCCGGATGGCCTCCTTCACGGTGTCTTTTCCGTCCGTGATCCCCTCCGAGAAATTCTTGTCGTAGTCCTTACCGGCTTCAGCTGCGTCCTTGTTCTTTTTGTTGAACAGTGCCGCAATGCCCGCCAGCACAGCAATGATCGCCACCGCTACCAGAATATACGGCCAGAACTCCGCAACAAATGCTGCAACAGCCGTACCGATTTCGCCAATACCACCCGCAACCGCCTGCAGTACAGCGATCAGTCCGCCGCCTTCTTCTGCAACCATCGCCATTTCGCCGCCCATTTCGCCCATAGCCTGACCGATCTGTGCTCCCTTTGCTGCCTTGCCCACATTGCTGAACAGTTCTGTGATCTTTGGCAATACCTCGTTCATCAGCTGCTCGCCCATACCCGTCTGCAGGAAATCGATCATAAAGCTTACACCGCTGGCCAGTGCGTTCGCCCAGTCGCCCTGCATCATGGCTACGATGGTAGAAACAAACTCCGTTCCCACCTCCACGCCGGTCTCGCTGAAGGCAGTCTTAAAGGCATCCGTCAGCTTGTTCTTCAGCTCGGGGTTGTTAGCAAAGGCCTTGTCCATGGCGGTATTAAAGCCTTCCTTGATCGGCTTCCAGTTCTTCTGGATCACGTTGGCAGCTTTCAGCATCGCGCGCTTGCCGGTATCCTTCAGGTTAAAGGCCTCTGCAAGGTTCTCCGCAAAGCCAAGGAATGCCGTCTGAGAGTTCAGCAGCTGCTCGTTGTAACTCTGGATACGTTCCTTGTCTCCGGCAGCTTCTGCCTGTTCCAGCAGCTGCTTATACTGTAAGGTCTGCTCCATCTGGGCGTTCATGCTCTTCACGGCACTCACCGCTGCCAGAATACCGCTCACTGTGCCCTGATACTGCGCAGCCCGGGCTTCCTTGCTGTCCTTGCCGTAAGTCTCTACGGCGCTCTTGTAATCGTCTGCTCTGCTGCTCAGGTCGCCGTCGTTGTAAACCTTTTGCAGCAGTTCCATCTGGCTCACCGCAAGATTCTGCGCGTTCTCTATGGCCTCGATGTCTGCCTCGATCAGCTCATACTGTTTCTCCGCAATGCTGTTGCGCAGTTCAAGGCTCTCGGTCTGTGCATCCAGCCATTCGTTGTAAGCCTCAATGGTGCGCAGGTCGGCTTCTCCGTACAACTCGCCCAGCTTTTCGTACTGCTCCTTAGCATTGGCTTCCTTCTTTTCCCGGATAGCAAGCTCCTCAGTCTGGTACTCCCGCTCCTTCAGGATCTTATCCCGCTTCGTAGCGGTACGATCGTTGTCTGTACTCCACAGGTTATACTGCTTCTCCAGCGTATCGAGGTTTGTGTCATACCGCTTCGCCACTTCCTCAAACAGGTCAGTATACTGCTTGGCCTTCAGTTCCGCAAGGCTGGTCTTTTCTTCCAGCAGCTCATTGTAGGCAGTCTTCGTCTCGGCCTTCTCTGCGCCCCATTTTGAATACAGCGCATCGTACTTTGCCTGTGCAATGCTCACCCGCTCAGTCTGCGCTTTAATGGCGTCCGCCGCGTGGGCAGCCTTCTTGGCCATCAGATCATCCTCACTGGCGCTGTACTGGTTTTCGGCCTGCCACAGTTCGTATTCCTGGTCGATGGTGCTCTGTAAGGTCTTGTTGGCCTCCAGCCGGATCTTGTATGCCTCCTCGATCTGCTCCGCAAGGGTCTTTTTGCTGCCGGAGGATCTGCCTGCACTGCCGGAGGATCTGCCTTTTCCGCTTCCAGTCGGGGCTGTTGTCGGATCGGGTACTGCATTGGCAATGTCGGCCATCAGATTATTCAGTTCTTCTTTTTTCTCCTGTACCTTATCTCCAACCCAGCCCAGCACGCCTTTATCATTGCTGTCCGTCTTGTCATTCTTGGTGGTCGGCGCAGTCGCTTTCTTCTTGTCAGGGTGCGTCAGCATATCGTCAACTGTCACAACCCCGGACAGCTTATTTGCCGTACCACCTGCTACGGAAGTGATTCCGCTTGTATCAATACCAAGCTTTGAAAGAAAGCCGCTAAGCGCATTACTGACAGCTTTCAGAAAATGTGATCCAAAGCCTTCGCCCGCTGCATCGCCTCCCGCTTCCGCCGTTTCCTGCGCTTTATCCATGGTATTTTGAACAGCTGTGTCAGTATCATCTGTCAGCTGCTCTTCTTTTCCTTCTATCGCATTTCCGGCTTCGTCCAGCACCTCGGTGCTTGCTGCTCCCGTTGCCGCACAGGCTTGCATAACTGCCGCCGTACCGCTCAGCTTTCCGGTCGTCTGCGCTGCAGCACCGCCAAGGTCAGTCACAGCCCCTGCAGTCTGCTCCGTGGCAGTCTTTCCATCCATCAGTGCCTTGGCCTGCTCCACTGTCATGGTGTGTACTCTGCCTGTGTCGTCCGCCACCTGGATCATGCCATCGGCCAGCTTCTCGCTGTTCTTGGCGCTCGCCGCCATTGCCGTTGCACTCTTTTCCATGTTCGTGGCCGAAACCCCGGTAGCGTTAGCGGCGTTTTCGCTATTCACAGCCGTCTTTGCAGCGTCATCCACGATCTTTGCAGGATTGATCTTGTCCTCTAGCTTGTTACCCAATTTATCAAGACTCGTGTCGAACGGCAAAAGGAATGGGTCTGTAATGCCGTTAAGTAGTCCGCCGAACAAACGTTCTTTGTTCGTAAAGGTGTCCACCCAACTGGAAAGATCAAAAGGATTCCACATTTTGCTTACTTCGCTGCCCTTTTCGCCAATCCACGCTTTCAGCTTTTCCCAACCCCAGTTCAGAACCTCGAATACCGTATCAATCACAATGATAACAAGGCTTGCAGCAGCTTCGGCAAGAACCTCTCTATTATTGATGATCGTGTTGCAAATCGTTTTTACAATAATATCCAGTGCATCCGCAATGTCGTCACCTGCGCCAATGATTGCCTTACAGATCGGCCCGGAAAGCAAGCCAATTACACCCAGCATGAGTGCCGCAATAGAGAACTTCATCAGTGCCCCTGCAAAGTCTTTAAAGGCATTGCCAAGTACCTTCAGCCCTATGGCGATCGGTGGGTTTGCGCCAACGATGCCCAATGCGATCATCACGCCTGCCATTGCCCAGATACCTGCGATTGCCTGATCCAGTGTCAGGCTTGCCAGCCCCTTAAAAGCCGGTGTCAGCAGATACAGCGCTCCCGCCAGCATCAGGCAGGAAGCGGCAAGCCCAGTGATATTTGCGGTAACCATGCTCAGCCCGGCACAGCCAACAACAAGAATAGACATTGCCCCGGCAAGTCCCAGCAGCGCGTTCATAATAAACGTGGGGTCTGTGTCCGCCAGTATTTTAATCGCGTATGCCATCTCCACCAGCGCGAAGCCCATCGCCGCCAATGCCGCAGCTGCGCCCATGCTCTCCATGGCATTCTTGCCCAGAATATAGATCGCACCGGCCATCAGCGCCAACCCTATGGCCACGCCCGCAAAGCCCGCGCCGCTCTTATCCGAGCCCATGGCATCGCTCATGCGTTTTACCGCTTCCGCCAGTATCACAAGCGATGCGCTCGCGATTACCATGCTTGCTGCCATCTTCTTCATCCGCAGCGGGTTCACCTTCGTCTTGGAAAGCACGGCCAGCCCAGCCATAACACCAGCCAACAGTCCTGTTATTACAACTGCACCAGTCAGTCCCTTCTTCAGGTTCTCCCCGGTGGATGCCAGTATTGCCACAGCTCCTGCCGCCATTAAAAAGGTCGCTCCAAGTGCGTTCAGGGCAATCAGCAGTCCGCCAAGCTTCACAAGATATTGGGCAATCTTATCCAGCGTGCTCACCTTCGCCTTCCCGGCCAGTTTCTTTGCAAATCCGGATGCCACCAGTAAAATACTGATTGCGATTGCTACGCCGTTAATCGCTTCTACCGCGCCGTCAATATCCAGTCCGTTCTTCTTGGCCTTCGCCAGCGGGATCAGCACCAGTGTAATTGCGTCGATCGCGGCAGCTGCAGCAATAAAGCTGCCTGCGCCCTTCATGCTGCCAAGGCGGTTATTAAACAGGCTCAGCAGTCCCACCATGCCGGTCAGTACCGCCGCCACATGCCCAATGGCCTCTGTTCCGTTCTTTACTTGATCGGCATCCATACTGCCCATTTTGATCATCGCCGCGCTGAGCACTGTCATGCCAAGGCTCACAGCCGTAATGGTTCCTACCAGCTTTGCCGTGTTCAGTCCGGTCAGGTCCGTAGCGGACAGTGCCTTCAACGCAACGATAAAGCCGAACAATACCGCCATCGCGCTGAATAGCGCCTGTACCACCTTGTCCGGGTCGTCTATCCGGCTCAGTAGATAGATGCTTCCGCTGATCAGCGCTACTGCCGTAGCAATGGCTTTTGCCGCTGTGGCAAGATTGTTTGTCGTATGTGCCTTGGTCCAAGTATTTACAGCCGATGTCAGGCTGTTAAAAAAGTCCGAGATCGGGTTTGCAAGGGTCTTCTTCAGGTTGTCGCTCGCTTTTTTCAGCAGCACTGTTGCACCGTAGATGGCTGCAGCAAGCGCGCCAACAGCAATAATGGAGAACAGCCGGTACAGATCAATGCCGTCCTCCAGATGGAAAAACGCCTGTACCGCTGTCAGTGCCGTCTTGCTGGCATCCGCAACATTATAAAACGCCGTCTGCACGCTTCCTGCAAACCACAGCATGGCAGCGCCCGCTTTCTCCGGCAGGCTCACCACGGTATCCCGTACCTGCTCCAGCGTCTCAAGGTGCTTGTCCTTGAAGTCGCCGACATTCTTGCCCGCATCCTCAAATGCGCCGAATGTCTTGCCGATCAGCGTCCCAACGCCGTCAAATGCCGCAAAGAATATGCCGCCCAGCAGCTTCACCGCGCTGCCCAGCGCTCCGCTGATGCTGACGCCCTTCAGCCCAAAGTTCTGGAATACGGCGCTCACAGCGTTTACAATGCCGCCAAAGGTCTTGAACTGCCCCTTTGCCTCTTCCACCGTACCGCCATGGATCAGCGTCTGCAGAAGCCCGAAAATATCCTTCACCGGCTGCAACAGCTTACCAAAAGCCACCGCCAGTGCATTGATCACATCATCGATGCTCTCGGCATTGTCAAGGCTTTCATTCAGGGTGGTAAAAATATCGCCAAAGGCTGCCCCTGCCCGCAAAAGCAGGTCGCCCAGCGGCTCCAGTGCATTCATCAGCTTGCCGATCACTGCAAGGGCAATGCGCCCCGTCACCCGGATGGCCTTTCCGCCCACGCTAAGCACACTGAACAGCCCTTTGAACAGCTTTGTAAGTTTATCCGTAACGCCCTCGTTCAGCACTAGTTTGCTTGTCAGGTTGTCAAACCCCTCCAGCAAACTGTACAGCGGGCCGCCGTCCGTGTGGAACACTTCGTCAAATCCGTCCCGGATGGGCCCCAGCACGCTGTTGATGCCCTTCAGGATGTTCAGGATGCCGTTGAAAAAGTGCTCCCGTCCGCTCATTTTCCCCATCTTGGTGGCATAGATGTCAAGGCTCACTTCGCCATTTTGAATTGCCTCGGCCATTTTCCGGTAGGCGTTGATCGTCTTATTCAGGGTCTCCCGGCTCACGCCCTCTGCGGCCAGTTCTTTGTCGCTCTTCTTCGCAATCTCTTCGTATCCTGCAAGACTGAGCTGCACCCGCTCATACAGATCATCTGCGGTCACTCCCGCATTCTCCAGCGCCTTCTGAAAGCTGCCTGCGTCCTCGATCTGTTGCTCTGTCAGCTTGCCGCTGGCGATCAGGCTGCGCCGCAGCTGGTTTGTGAATGCATCGCCCACGTCTCCCAGTGCTGTATCGTCCAAAAGCTGGTCCATGCCGCCATTAAAGGCCTTCTTCAGCCAGCTGTTGCGTCCGCCCATGCCGCCTGCAAAAATATCCCAGAACTGCTCTGCCAGGTCACTCCAGAAGGTCTTTGCCTCCTCGTAATTGCCGAACAGAATATCAAAGGTCTGCATCCAGCCAGAGCTTACAGCGTCCTTGGTAGCGTCAATGACCTCGCTGAAACTCTTGGCCTCCTGCGCGGCTTTAAAGGCCTTTACGGTCACTTCATCGTACTGGTCGGCAAGCGCTTCAATGGCCTGTGATGCCAGCATTCCGGGGTTCGCGTCCACCATCTTTTTTACAGCTTCGCTGAACTCGGCAAACTTGCCGAAGGCGGTCTCCATTACCTCTTTATCAGCCCATTTTGACGAAAGTGTCGAGCTGAATGTGCCAACCGTCACATCGCCGTCTTTGATCTTTCCAAGTTCAATGCCGGTGCTGATGATCTGCTTTTTCAGCTCAGCGGTCGCTACGCCAGCAAGTTCTACTGATTTCCAGTCCATCAGGCTCAGATAGCCCTGACTGTAACTCTGATTCAGGTTGTAGATTATACGGGAAAATTCACTTGCACCCTTGCCCGCATAGGCTGTGGCGTTTGCCATGCCCATGATCATCGGGATAACTTTCTCAATGTCACCGCCTGACGCCGTCAGCTGTCCAAGTGATTGCACCATGTCCGTAAAGCTGTAGCTGGTCTCGTCGGAGAACCACATCAGCTTACTAAGGTAGCCGTTCACCTTGGTAATGCTCTTGCCCGTCGCATTCATGATGGTCTGCACGCTGGCGGTCTTCTGGGCATACTTGTTCCAGCCGCTCATCACCTGATCGATGGAAAGACTCTTTGTAAGCTTTGCGCCTGCATCAATGGCCTTGTCCGTGATCTTCACCAGCGCCGTCATGCCGATCACTTCCAGCGCCGAAAACTTTCCCGTCAGCGTTTCCAGTGCGGTCGTCATCCGGTCAAAGTCCACCTTTTCGCTAGCTTTCTCCACCTCGGCAAAGCCCTTTTCCGCGCCCTCAAATTTCAGGCTCTCGTTCAGCGCATTCAGGCTGTTGATGCTCTGCTGGACATTCTTTTCAAACTTCGCGTTGTCAAACCGCATCTCTACAACACGCTGGTCTACTTCCTGGCTCATGCCTTTCTTACCTCCCTCCACAGTTCTGCGGCAATTTCATCAAACAGCGGCTTCATCACCGGGTTTATGTAGTCCGTTCCCTGCACGTAACCGCCGTTCCGGGTGCCGTGCCCGTATTGCAGGATCACCGCAATGGGCACACCGTCCACGATGTTGGCGTTTTTCCAGCATAGCATTGCCCCATTATCATCCATTTTGATTTCATAGCTCCAGCTTGCCGCCGTCTTTCCCGTTGCCTTCGGGGTCGCGATCGCCAGTGCCTCTACGCCCCTCTGCCCGTATTTTTCCAGAATGCCGCGCACGTTCCGGCTGCGCACTCTGGTCATAAAGGTCAGGCTTTTCTTAAAGTCTCCGTGCTGCGCAAAGCTGATCACCCGGCTCATGCTGCTCACCCCTTCGTATGGTACTTTGCTCTGCGGGCATTGTTCAGAGCATCCCGCTGCATCATCTCTTCCCGCTTGGTCATCTTCTGCTTCGGGCTGTTTTCCTCGCCGCATACCCGCAAAAGGGTCAAAAGCCGGTTCAAATGCCATTTTTCGCAGCTGAACGGGATGCCGTAGCTCGCCATTGCGCAGTAGAACAGCTCTGCGGTCTGCACTCGTCCGCGTCCGTGGCTCTTATTTTTGTCGTTGAACCAGGTCGCGGACATCGGGTCTTCCATATATGTTTTAATGTCAGCCATGTTCTGCCGTGTCAGCCGGGCGTATACCTTCGGGTCTACTCCTTGGGTCACGGTCATGCACCGGATGTAATCCAGCATTTCCTCCCGTGTTTTCGGCTTTCTCGTGTCCAGCCATGGCTTGTGCCATTTGCTTTCCCATTTGGACAGGGAGAGCAGGCTGTGCTCCAACCGCAGCAGGGTCGGCTTTTCGTATACAAACTCGTTTGTCCGCTCATCCCAGTCCTCTCTGCCCGGCACTATGATCTCCAGCATTCTTCTGCCCTCCCTGTATGTTTCAAATGTGTTCGTCTTGTAACGAAAAATAAAAGGCTACCCGTTTTTTACGCGGATAGCCTTTCTTTAAAAAGCTCCCTCTGGTTGGGAGCAGCGTTCTATCACCGCCGCATCTTTATTTGATGGGGCGGACTATTGACGCTAAGGGAGTAAACTCCCTTGATCATCAGCCCAGTGTCAGTGCGGGGGCTGCGTTCGCGGTTGCTGCCATCTGCATGGCGGGGTTTGCCTTGGGCTGCACCTGCGGGATCACGCCGTTCACAAAGTCTGCGGCGGCGTTCTCATCGGTAAACAGCTTCATGTACAGTTCATCGTACACCGGGCTTGCCTCAAACTCGGCGCGGATCTCGTCGTTCTTCATGAACAGGCGGCCGTCCGGGCTCTTCTTGCCGTAGCTCTTCAGCAGGATCTCCTTGAACAGCTTCTCCAGTTCCGGCTGGCTCTTGGCCTTGATGATGCTGTTGATCTTCTCGTCCATGCCGCCTTCGGTGGTCAGATGCATCTCCATCAGCTCACTGCGGGTCAGGTTGAAGTAAAAGTCCTCGGTGCGCTCCACGCCATTGTAGTCGGTGTAGGTAACAGTTTTCTTCAGCATAATAGATCTCTCCTTTTTATTTTGAATTTATCGCTTAGCCCGCCTTCAGCAGGGCAATGAGCTCGTCCGGGGTGGGCAGCGTGGGGGTGCCGGTGCTGTCGTCGCCGTACAGTTTTGCCTCCACCTTATTCATCGTCTCTGCGCTCACAGCAGTGCTGTCGATCTCCATCACGGCCGAGGGCTTGTAGCCGGTCACATTGGTGGGCACAGTGCCGCACTCCCAGCTGAAGGTCATTGCATCCGGGCTGTCGTTCACAGTCTCGTGGCTGCGCTCGCTGGGCTGTGCGGTGGCGTTCCACACAACGTGGATCACGTAGCCCGCATCAGGGTCCTGGTCGTTGCCGATCTTGGTCTGCCAGCTGAAGCCAAAGGGAATACGCTTCTGCTGGCCAAGGGTCACGCCATTCACCACCTCGGCAGAGCCGTCGCACTGCTTCCACTCATCAGGGTAGTAGTAGGCCTCTACGGTAAAGCCGTAGTCCTCGCCGGAGATCAGGCGGGCGTATTTGCCGTTATCGGCCCACAGGTCAGTAGGCTCTGCGCCGCTGGGGCTCTCGGTCACACCAGTCAGGCCGTTCCATGCCACACCAGTGCCGTACTTGCCGCTCTCGCCATTCTTCGGGTAAAGCACGCCGTTGGAAACGCCCATCGTAAACTTGCGGGCACCGTCTGCATCCCATACCAGTCTTGCCATAAGTTTCATCCTCCTTCATAAAGGTGTCAGTACCATACGCTGAATACGTCATGGTATAAGTTGTCGGAAACAAAATTGCGGTCATGGGCAGCTCGTTCCAGCATACTCATGGCCGCAGTCATTTCACTGTCCGGTTTCGTATCGATCACCGTCACAGAATAATGGAAGGTCTGTCGGTATACGCGGTCGTCAGCCTTCGGGCTGCGGATCTTTTCCAGCTTGTAGCAGATACAAGGGTATTTCATCCGCAGGTTTGCAGGCGGCTGGTAGTACACGTTTTCACTGCCGCACCGCTGTTTCACAATGCTGCGCAAAAAAGCATCCAGCCCGGAGCGTCTTTCGCTCAGTTCAGTTGCCATGCCATAACCCTCCCAGCGTCAGAACAAGTCGCGGATACTCCACGCTCACGTCTGTCACCTTCCACTTTCCGCCGTAAAGCGTTGCGTACCGGATATCGCAAAAGTGCTCCTGAACATATGGGTCTGCGATGACGCTTAACGTGTTCGCAAGGTTTATATCATCGTTCACCTTGTCGCCGGACTGTAGCCTGCGCGTGTTCCGCATAAGGTCGCCGTAACAGTCACGCTCTGTTACGACTTCCGAGTAAACGCTCGGCTCTGTCTCCTGAGTTTCCACGAAACCCAGCTTTCCAAACCACTTGCTCATAGCGCTTTCACTCCATTTTGATTTTTGGGCGCTCACGCCAGCACATCTTCATCCAGGATGAATGCGTCCAGCGCAGCGTCTGCCCTTCATGCCGGGTCGCTGGCGGTCCACGCCTGGGTCTTCACAGTCTCGCCTGCGGTCACGGTCACAACGCCGGTGGTGCCAAAGGCAACGGGCAGCAGGTAGTTTGCGCCCTCAATGATAATCAGGCGGCCCTTCTGGAACGCATCCTTGATTTCAGCCTCGGTCACGGTCTTCTTGAACGCTGCATCAGCGTACAGCTTGTGGTCTGCGGTCTTGCCGTAGGCCATGTAGTTTGCAACGTGCAGGTCCTTGCCCTGCTCATAAAACTTGTGCAGCATTTTGCATCTCCTCCTTATCAGGCAACCTTGTACTCAATGGCCATTGCGCCGAACGGGGTGGTCATGGCACCGGAGCAGCGGGTCTCGATCAGGTACTTCTGCTGGTTGTAGTCGATGTCGAAATCATCGAACATGTTCACAGCACCGCCCTTGTCTGCGCCAACAGTGTAGTCAGCCAGGTTCACGATCAGACCAACGAACTCGCCGCCCAGCTTGCCCTTCATGCCTTCCATCTGCGGCACGGTCACGATCTCCTTCACGCGCAGCGCCTGTGCCACCTCGGCCTCGTTCTTGTACAGGCGGTGGCCGATCTTGTCCTTGAGCAGCAGCAGGTCAGTCAGGGTATCCTCGGTGGTGTAGAAGGTCGGGTTACCTGCGCCCTTGTAGTTCTTACGGGCCTTCAGCACAGCGGTCATCATCTTGTCCAGCTTCGTGGCAGTGTCGTCACCGGCAGTGGTCTCCACCTGCACCTTGATGGTAAACAGGTCGTCATCGTTGTAAATGGGACGGATGTTGCCCTCGTTGATCTTGTCATCGCTGGAGGAAAGGCGGCCGTCACCGATCAGGTAAGCGCGAGCCAGCTCCTCGTTCAGCTTCACGCGCATCTCCTGCTTCAGCCATGCGATCACGTCAAAGCCGGTAATGTCCGCTACGTCGTCGCGGTCCATCTTCTGCTTCTTGTAAACGGTGGTGGGGGTAGTGGAGCGCTTCAGCAGGCTGAACACCTGCTCCTTCTTGAAGTTACCCTTGATGTAACCCTTGGCGCGGGCATCCTCTTCGGTCAGGTCGGCAGCCATGCTCTTCACGCGGCTGAAGGGGATGTGGTGTACGCCGCTCATCACCTTGCTCACCCAGCTCTGGTCGCGGTCAATGATGCGGGGCGGGGTGTCCAGCAGGTGATCCTCGGGGAACAGCCACTCCACGTCCTCAATGCCGTGGGCGATAAATGCGTCCTTCATGCTGCCGCAGCTCTTGCCATCCGCAATGGCGGCATTGATCTCGTCCATGCTGTGGCGCAGCACGCCCTGCTCGGGGTCGTTGTCGAAAACGTTGTGCTTCATGTCGTCCTCCTCGTCTTCGTAGTCCTCATCGTCATCATAGTCGTCCTCGTCGTAGTCCTCATCGTCCTCGTCGAGTTCATCATCCACGCCGTCCTGTGCCATGCCAACCAGAGCATACAGTGCTTCCTTCTGCTCGTCGTTCATGGTATCCACGACTTCCTGCAGCGTCTTACCGCCTGCGTTTGCCATATCGTCATCCTCCTCGTTCAAAGGGTTGTCGTCGGGGTCCAGCCCGTGCTTCAGGCTGATACCGCCATCGGTATAGATAAAGGCCTCGCCGCCTTCACCATCGTTGTCTGCGCCATGCGCCACGATCTCGTCGATCAGTGCCCCGGGGTTGCACCCGGCCAATACCAGGCTCAGCTCCCGGATCACACCGTGCATCACAGTCTGCCCAGCCTTCTGCAGACCGTTCGCAAAAATGGACATGGCATCAATGTCGCCGCAGCGCACCGCCTCCAGTGCCGTCTGGCCGCTTGGGGTGTCGTTCAGTTTGACGTATGCATATACGCCGTCCTTCCGGTTCTGCAGCAAAGCGTGCCCCAGCACATACTCCGGGCCGGAGTGGTTGTGGTTCCACACCACAGGTACCTTCTTGCCGTTGTCGCCCTTAAAGGCGTTCGGCGCAATGGTCAGCCCATCGTAGCACTTCGTGTTCGCCTTGGTCGCATAACCGGAAAAATCGTAGTCAAAATTCAACGCCATTTTGATTTTTCCTTTATCCTTTCTCCCTTGCCAGCAACCGGTCCACCGTTTCCTTTCCGCCAGCCATGGCGGTGTTCTGTATCTCGTCCGGGCTCTGGTTCAGGTTCTTATTGCTCAGTTCGTCCGCCCGCGGGTCTTTGCTCGGCTTCAGTCCGATCACCTGCCGGAATTCGTTGGAGCTCATGATCTCGTTGCGGGTAAACTTGTCCGCCATTTCAGCCACCGTGCCAATGGGCACCAGCTTGAACGGATCACGGAAGAACAGGATGCTCTGCCCCTGACTGCGTGCCGTTCTTGTCAGGAATTTCCGTTTCATCTCGTCTGTGATCGCGCTTACAATGGGCTCCACAATGCGGTTGTAGTAGTTGGTCATCGCCGCCTCGTCTGCAGTACCATTCATGATCTCAAGGGTAATACCCAACTGACTGTAAAACATGTTCGTCAGGTATTCGATCTGCTTCAGAAGGTTGTTTTCAAGGCTGCGGTTCAACTGCGTCACCCGCTCGGTGCCGTCTGTCCACGCAATTCCGTATTTCGAGTCACGGAGCTGTTCTTCTATCTCCCGTCTGCGCCGGTTGGCCTGTTCCCGCCGCGCTTCGCTCTTCACAACGTAGGGCAGCTGGATCAGCAGGTCAAGCTTTCCGGCACCCGCCTGCTCGTCCACCACGTCCAACAGGCTCAGCTTTCGGATCAGGCGCTGCATCGTGCTGTTCGGCTCGTTCATGATGGCGTAAAATGGGTTTTCGATCAGCGCCACCGTCTTCTTCGGCAGCACCAGTTCTTCTTTCTGGCCGGTTTTGTCGTTGTAAAGCCGTACCCGCACGTGTTCCGGGTACCACTCCAACACCTTTCCTACCCGCATGGAGTAAATGCGGTAGCTGCTGCTCATGCTCGGGTCATAGTCGGTCTCCACCGGCACCACCGCCACAACGCCCTCGTCCAGCATACTCATCACAATGTCCTGCACGAGTCCCCGCCCCGTCTGGTCAAGGTTTGCTTCCAGATTCAGACAAGTATTAAGGCCCGAATCGATGACCGAATCAAACCGGCCATTGTCATCGAGCCTTACGTGCTGAATCGTAATTGCGCTGCAGTCCATGGAGATGCGGTTGTATACGCTGGTCACAAAGGTGCGTTCGTTGCCTCTCGTCAGCCGCACCCGGTCAGGACGGTAGCTGTAGCCGCCCGCATACCCGCCAAAGTTCCCGGGAGGGTCCCGGTTCAGAAAAGCGTTCCAGGCATGCTTCAGCCGGGAACCAAGATCCATTTCCATTTTGATTTTTCCTCCCGCTGTCAGTCGTCCTTCTTCTTTTCTTCCTTGTCAAGGCTGCCCTTGCCCACCGCATTTGCCAGATCAGGGTTATTGAACAGTGTCTTCACGGTCTGTCTGCCCATGTAAAGCATTGCGCCGGTGGCCATCGTGGTCAAAGCCTTCTTGCCTGCATCACTCAGCACACTTCCCACAAAGGTCTGCCCGCTGTTGATCTCCTTCTTCAGGTTCTTCACGTCCCGCTGCAATTGCAGCCGCTCCCGCTGCAGCTTCAGTTCCTTGTTGGGGTCGTCCTCCCGCACGTTCGTCTGCCCGGCAAGATCCCGGTACTGCTTTTCCATCTGCATCCGGTTGATCTGGGTGCGCAGTTCGTCATCGGTATAGTCGCTGGCGCTCTTCTTCGGGGCTTTCGGGGCGTAATTGGGCTTTTCCTCCCCTTCGCCGCCCTCTGCGCTGTAGCGCTTTTTACCGGCCGGGGTCAGGCTGCCGTCCGGGTTCTGGAACCGGCGCACGCCCCACTTCATGCCCTTGATGCCCCAGTGGTAAAGTTCTTCGTCCCGTACCATGCCATCCCTCCTCGTTCTCAGCGGCCGCGCTTGATGGTGGGCTGGTAATACGGGCGCTGGCGGATGTTATCCATAATGCGCTTCTGCCCTGCGCGTTTCTGTTTCAGCATTTCACGCTTCTGACGGCGGTAACGCTTTGCGTCCATCTTCACCTTCTGGGCACGGATGCTCTCCTGTGCGCGCTTGCGGCGGTAGGCTACGGCGTCCTTATGTACTTTCTCCCGGATGGCTTCCTGCACGCGGGCGTTATGCTTGTCGCCGCGGTTCTTTGCCTGCTCAGCCTTTTCGTTTCTCTTCCACCGCTCGCGGTCCATCGTATGCTGTTGTGCAATGCGGTTGGCCTTCATGCGTTCGCGCTGCTGCTTGCGGTAACGCTTTGCATCCATCTGTACCTTCTGGGCACGGACACTGGTGCGGGCGCGATCTCTGTCCATAGCGCTCTTCTGTTCAGCAACGCTCTCCCTCGCCAGCTTGCGCTTACGGGCAACGTCCATCTTTCGCTTCAGCTCATGCCTGGCGTCATTCTTTTCCTGCCGGCGCTGCTTGCGGTAGCGCTCAGCATCCATTTTGATTTTCTCTGCACGGACGCTGGTGCGGGCGCGATTCCGATCCATCGCCACCTTCTGCTGCTCTACAGAGTTCCGCGCCTCGGCAGCTTTACGCTTGCGGATCGTGTTCTTCGGCCATACGATGGCACTTCTGCTGGTTCCGGTCTCGGCATAAGTGCCCTTGCCGGGCGTACCCTTGTTCTGCTTGTAGGCAGAGTATTCGTCGGCCGTATAGAAGTAACGGTATACGTTCTTACCGTTCTTGTTGCCGATCAGTTCGCGCGCATAGTACCGGTGTCCGCGCCGTTCACTGCCCTGACCGTGCGCAAGGTATTCCCAGTAATCCATTTTTTCTACCCCTTTCTGCGTTTTACGCAATTTACTTTTTATTCCTGTGGTGCTATAATTTTCATGTGTACGAATCCCTTGTAAGGAAAGGAATTTTAATTATGACCGTAACCTGTCCTGAATGCGGTGCCAAACTCCTTGCGGAAGATACTTCTGTCGATTCTGCCACCTGTCCATATTGCGGCGCACAAGTTCGTGTTAACGTAAATGTCAACTATAACTTCAACTACTCTAAATCCGAGCATACAAAGCATATCGTTGATGATGCAAAAATCAAGGCTGCCGAGAACGCAAGCCGCGTCATCGATCTTTTTGCTTCGCCCATTGAAGAACGCCGTGCCAAAAAGAAGGCCGAAGAAGAACGTATCCAACGTGAAGCCGAAGAGGCCGAACGCCTTCGGAAAGAGCAGGAAGTCCGGGATGCAGAAGAGGCCCGTGTTTACGAAGAATGGGCGTCTGCTCAGCGGGAAAAACATGCTCGTCAGGCTGGCCGGGCAATTGCCAAAGGTATCAATTACTATAAAGCTAACAAGAAAAACTGTCTCATCGCCTTTGCACTTGTCATTGCGCTTCTGGTTGGAGGCAACATTTACAGTTCCGCAAGTAAAAAGCATGCGCAGGAGCTTGCCGCTCATCGTGCAGAACTTGCCCGATTGGAAGAAGAACGTATTGCAAACTCACATCTTGCCATGGGCGAAGTCAAGATGCCCGATATCTCCCGATACGGTGATTATCGTAATGTTGCAAAACAGCTCAAGGACGCCGGTTTCATAAACGTCGACACTGTTGGCAAGGGAGACTTGCTCCTCGGCATCCTTGATACGGAGAATGATATTATTGAGATCACTGTCGATGGTGCGCCGGAGTTTGAAACTGATATCTGGTATGCCATGGATGTTCCCATCGTGATCACCTATCATAGCTTCTACAGTAGCCAATCTGCATCGTCTACTGTACAAGTCAGCGCATCTGAGCCTGCCGCAGAAAGTGCCGTTCCCGATACCGCTTCCCAAGCGGCGACGCAAGAAGTTGCTGCATCTTCTGCAACCACGTCCGAAAAAGTCGTCACGACAGAAGAAATGGAACTCCTCATGGATCTCATCGCTGACGATATCGCTTATGTACGTAAATCCGGCGGCTATAACACCTATTGCTATATCAGCCCTTCTCAAGGTAAAGTCTGGACATTCTCTAAAGGAAATGGCTCGCAAGAAGCCTATGTTGGTCATATTACGGATGGCACCCGCTTAACGACCTATACGGTACACTATAGATATGATCCGGGCTGGGACGAGATCATCACCTTCAACGATGAAAGCATAGTTATAACGGATGCTTACGGTTACGAAACTACCTTCACAAAAACGGACGCTGAAACCGTAAAAAATCTTTATGACGCCGAATACACTGATATCCCCGAGTAATTTTCACTCAAACGCATCTCTGTTCAGCTTATAAGCTATATATGCATCCATCATAGCGGCAACCGCATCGATCTTCTGATCATACCTCTGTTTCAGAAGCTTGCGGTTGCCGTTTGTGTCTTCCAGCGTTATGCAGTTGCCCATGGCAAATTGCATCAGCTGTTCGTCAAACAGCAGCTTCCGCTGTTCGCTCAGCTTCTTCAGCTCGCCCAGCGGTACGCTCTCGGTCTTTGCGCCCTGGATCACCTTTTCAATGCCATAATCGCCATTTTCCCTCGCCCAGCGCTCTACAAAGTCTTTTGCATTGTAGGGGTCATACCCGAAGCAGCGGACGTCGTACCCCACATTCTCAATAAAGCTGTCCAGATCGTCGTACACTTCCATCATGTCCAGCACAGTGCCTTCCATTACCACCAGTGTCCCCTCCCGCATAAACTCGTCATACTTCTGCCGCATTGCCATCGGCAGCTTGGAAAGGGTGTAACTGGTAATGTAGTCCCGAGTCTTTACACCAAAATATCCGTGCTCCAGCGGGAACAAAAAGGTAAACGCGCAAAAGTCGTCGCCTTGGCTAAGGTCTGCTCCCAGCGCGCACGGCATCTGCCAGAAGCTCCGGTGCCGGTGTGGCAGCGTCTCTTCGTAGGGGAAGAAGTAGGTGTAACCCTCCATCGGTATGCCAAATCGTTTGGCAAGGATATCGTTCCGGCTTGCCGGCGCCTTCTCGGCGCGCTCCACGTCCAGCTGGTAGGTCTCGTAGCTTACAGTAATGCCAAGGTTCGGGTTCGCCTTCAGCCACATGGAAGGGTCGTTCACCTCGTCTATGCTGTCCAACTTGTAGTACCAGATGGAAACGTGCGGGTTCACGTATTCTCCGCGCAGGATGCTCATCAATTCCATTTTAATGGTATCGCCGCATCCGTTGCGCACCGTGCCCTCGCTGCTCGTGGCAAGGATCAGGTAGTCGTTCACCTTGCTGGAGCCCTGCTCGATCGCGCCAATGGGGTCTTCCCGGATGTCGCAACTCAGCCATTCGTCCACCGTGGCCACCTTGTCGCGCCGTCCCTGCAGCTTGTCAATGGTCATTGGACGTATCTCTACCAGACTGTTGGTCAGAAAATTCTCAATGCCTTTCTTCGTGCTGGCAAGTTTCGTCCGCCCCGCTTTGGAGCCTGTGGTGTTCTGCAGGCTGCCTTCCGTCATAAAACGATAAAGAGGTCCTCTCGCCCGTGCAATCGCTGTGCGCATGGGAGAAAGGACCTCTTCTGCTTGTTTCATTGTCGGCGCTGTGGTCAGCTGCTGGGTCGTCGCGGGGTCTACCGTCAAGAAAAACTGCTGCACGCAGCTGTCGTACATACTCTTGGCTGCACCACGCGCCACGATCAGATACTGTTTTCGCACCAGCCGGTGCTTGATGCGCTTTTGCACATAGCGTCCGCCATGCCCGTCCGGGTTCGGCTTGTACACCGTGCGCTCTTCAAAGTAGTACCAGCCGAATATCTCTTCTGCCCACAGCTTAAAGGTCTCCAACAGCTTCAGGTCGCTGCCGTCGGTAAGTGTCAGTTCCTTCTCGCAAAACTGTACAAAGCCGTCCATCGCTTTGTCGTCATAGTAGATGCCCGGGTTTCGGATCAAATCGTCGATCCGGTTCATCTCCATGCTGATCTCTTTGCATACGGGGATCTCGCCCCGCATCACGGCCTCCCGGAACCGGCCGTAGTATTTCGGCGTCGCCGTGTTCGAGAGTGCCATTTTGATTTTTCAGCTCCTGTATTACTCCTGCGTGATCTCTTCAAAGCCGCTTTTCACCAGAATGGCTTTTACCTTCTCCTTCAACAGGCGGGGGCAGCGCTCATACAGAGCCTTTGCCTCTTCCATAGTCTCAGCAGACATAATTTCCTGTGCCCACAACATCGCCATCATACGTACCGTCCTTTCTAATTTTTGTGTGATTCGTTTAAGCATACACAATCTCCGACATTTCCATCAGACATTGCTTGAGCATCGCATTTTCTTCTTTCAGTGTCTTGGTATCTTCCTGCAGTGCCGCCACCGTCTCCGGCAGCTTGTCCTTTGCTTCCTGTTTTTTGCGCTCTTCTTCCTGCGCGGCCAGCTCTTCGGAGGTGTATCGGATGTATCTCTGCACCGGTATCTGCTCATTCCATGCGGCCTGCGCAGGTACGCCCGGCACATCGATGACCTTCCGCACATCCCTGCCGCCGTTGGGGTACTCCGCCACCGTCTCGTAGTGGCTCACTTCCTCCACGCCTTCTACGGCGGGGTGCTCCACTGGTTCGGTGTCGTCCACCAGATACCCAAGCGTCAGGTCGGGGTTTTCCACGACCGCGCCGGTCTCGTCAAGGATCTTCATGGTTCAAAGCCTCCTTTCTCAGGCCACGCGCCGCCAGATGTGCACATAGTAGGCGGCGGGCTGCACTGTGCTGCTTGCGCCGTAGATGGCATTGGAATTGGATGCATCCAGACTGAACTTATACACCTGAGCATCGCTGTTGTCTGCACCCGTCGATGTGCTCAGGTTTTTGGCAGTGAATGCGCCGGATACATTATGAGAACGACTGTGTACATTTGCAACAAAAGAACCTGTGATGTTCGGCAGACCGGCCTCCACGGTGGTGCCCGCCGCGTGGGCGCTGGATGCACCCATCAGAACGCGGTCAGATGCGATCTCTTCCCAGCTGCCGCCGAACAGCGCGGCAGGGCTGGTGGGGTCGGCGCTCTGGTAGATGCTGCCCACGGGGTAGGCCGCCAAAGCGCTGTCCGCAGAAAGCTTTCCGTCCGCATCAACCGTTAGGCCATCGCCCACTTTCACGCCGCCCAGTGTGGTGGTGGTGGCAACGGGAAACTTGATGTTTTTTATTGCATCGCCAGTAGCCTTTCCGTCAGCCGGAGCGCCCTCAACAGATAGCGTCTTATCGGTGCGTACAATAGACGCAGCCTTGTTCGCGCTTTCTTCGGCAGAAGCGGCAGAACTCTCCGCGTTCGTTGCGTATGCAGATGCTGACTGTGCACTTTGGGCTGCGCTGGTGACGGACGTTTCAGCGGCAGATGCATAAGTTGCCGCCTGGTTTGCACTTGCTGCAGAGTTGATTGCGCTTTGTGCAGAATTTTCGGCATAGGTCTTTGCCTGCTGTACAAAAGGGGCAATGTAGTTTTTCAGATCGTACTCCAACTGTGCCAAGAGATCTTTTACCGGCTTGTCATCTGCCTGCTCATCAACTGCCAGTCCTTCCAGAGTGCGGGCATTTCCGAGGGTCGTATTGAACTCCTGTGCAATCGTTCCGTCTTCTTCTGCAGTAAAGAAGCGGGCAACAAAGTAGACCGTGCCTTTCGCTGCAACAGTGTCTGCACCAACCAGCCAGACAAAGTAAATGGCATCATCTGTCACGGTCTTTTCAGTAACCGGGAAATAGTTAATCTCATCCTCGGCTGACCGGTAGTTGATTCGGATGTTAAAGCCCGAAAGATCAGTACCGCGATAGTTCCGGTTCATGCGGAAACGCACCCGGTTAACATCTTTATCTCCTTCAACGCCCAGTACCACACCGCGTTCTGGCACAGCGATCACTCGCAGGTCTTCATCGATCACAAAATCGTAAGCGGTATCTTCTTCGCTTACATCTGCTATTGCTGCAAACTGCTTGTCCAAATCCACCATGTCACTTCACCTGCTCGATCAGTACCTTGTTTGTTATCATCCGCGTCTTGCCATTCTGGCCAGCAAGATACACCTTAAAACTTTTTCCGTCTGTCACCTCGTCGGGTACGGCGCATTCACCTTCCGCGCTCACAGTCACCGCATATTCGTCGTTGAACACAGCAATTTTCTTGGCCATAAGCCACTCCGGGTCACTCTGCTCAAAGCGGCATCGCAGATAGCCTTTGCTTCCGGCTGTCACGCCGGTAAAATCGCCGCACTTTGCCAGCTGCTGCCCTTCCACGGTAAACTTCAGCATCCGCATTGTTTCTCCTCCCTGTCGCACTCGGCATACAGCCGCCATTCCAGTTCACTGATAAGGTTTTTAGTCGCTTCCATCATGCTGGAACTCTGCGGCGGGTCAAACAGCATCTTCACCTTCAGCGCCGTATAGCTCTTTACGGCTTCAATGTCCGCCCTGTTCTGGCAAAACTCGCTCCATGTTGCCGTCGCATCGCTGATACCAAAGCCCTCCTGCGGCCCAACGCCCATCTGCCGCAGGATCATCAGCACACTGTTGATATGCATGATAAGGTCTGCATCAAACGCCGTATACTCCTCGGTCAGTCCAAGGAGTTTCTTCACTGAGGTAAGAATACTGTCCATTTCTCATCACCTCAGTCCGGGATACACTTGTTATCCCACTTCTTGTAGGCATCCAGATAGGTCTCAACCTTGTCGCCATTGTGGGTGATTTCGTAATACATCCCGTCAGATACAGTGGTGCTCACAAGCGCCTTCCAGTTCTGCAGGGTTTTGCTGAACCATACAATGAACACATCCTCCATCGTCAGCTTCTTGCCGTCAGTCACGTCCACATTGGCGTTAAAGTAGTCCACAACCAGCTGCTTTGCGCGGTTCGTCATAGCTTCGTTGTTCATTTTGTTTTCCTCCTTTTGTTATTCCTCGTGATTCATTACACCCTCGGCTGCAATGGCTGCATTCGCCCAGAACAATGCCTCGTCCAGTTTCGTCAGTGCCAGACTGCGCTCCCGGCTCGGTGCAATGCACCGCACCATGTGTTCTGCCTCCTGCATCTTCAGCCGCAGGTTCGTGCTGTATGCCGCTTCCGCAACATTAAACTTTCGTACCGGATACATCTTATTTCCTCCAAGGACAGGTATCGCCCGGTCGCCTCTCCGTAAACACAGGTTTTAAGATCGTGTCATCTCCGTAATGGATGGCCTTGTGGGTGCGATCACTCACGCATACCACGTTTTCCGGGTCCAGCAGCGCGTCCGTGTGCCCAAGTACGTCTTCCTTCGTCAGCGGGTTTAAGTGGTGGATAATAATGCGCGGACGGATGGGCTTTCCGTTTCGTATCACCCAGTCCACGATCTCATGCTCCGGGTGTGCCAGATCGCAACCTATGTCCCGCACAATGATCTTGTCCCGAAACTGCCGCCATTCTCTTGACTGGTAAAAATCCTGGTTCAGATACCGGTCAAAACCGAACGTGTCCATCCCCACCGTTCCGTGCAGCTTTACATAATGAAAGCGATCTTCAAAGCTTGCCAGTCGTATCAGCTCGGAATATCGCTTAATATCCATCCTGCTAGTCCTCTCCATCATCAATGCCCTGGTATACCCGCATCATCTTGATGGCTTCACCATACAACTCCTCGGTGTTCTTCTGCGCCTGCAGCATCTCGGTCTTTGCACGCAGCAGCTTGTTTTCTTCTTCCAGCTTTTCTTTTTCAAGTCGCGCCTTACTGCCGGACAGCCGCAGGTAATATGTTGTTTCAGCGCTGGATGCGGTTCCTTCCCGCAGCCGCTTTTCCACAAGATCCACAGCCAGAGATATCATTTGGTTTTCTCTTGCTTCAGGAGACAATGCCGGACGCAACCCGACATCCTCGCCAGAAGAAGCTTTTCGGGTTTTCATACAGTTGTCATTCCTTTCACATGAGTTTTTGGCTCTTTAAGCCGTGTTTTGTAAACTTCGGCGTTGCTTTTCGCCATATTCTGACCACTTCTGTGTTCTGTTAGTTTTTGTAAGGGTTCATGAGAGCTGTTTTGGGGGATTATGTCTGTGCAAAAAGCCCGTCATTGAAAGGAGAGATCTATTATGGATCGGCGATTCCAGGAGGTGAATCATGAAAGTCAAGAGAACAAGGTTCAAACACTATCTCATGAGCCCTTAC